AATTCACCAATGGCATCTTTCTTGTAGCCTGCAGACTCCATCCACTCTGCTACTTTGGGACGCAAATCTTTAACATTGTGTTCAAGTCGATAAAAATCCATAGCACGGCGGAAGTTGGTTGTAAACTTGTCGCCAGACCATTCACTGGCCCCTTCCCAAGTTGGACTAAAGTCTTTGACTCCGCGACCACGTTGGGCATTTACTTGTTTAGCAGTGACCCTTGTTTTCTTGACAGGTGCCGCTTTTTTCTTGGTTGCAGTAGCCATTTCTTACTCCGTTTTAGTGACAATGATGTAATTATAACTTATCTAGGAACGTCTGTCAACCGGTAAATAACACTATGAAACAGGTCCAATTTGGTCCTGCAGGGAAAACATGCCTAAATTATCACTTTGGAAAAACGCTAAAACGCAGGATTACCACTATCAGGACCGCTTGATCCGCGAAGCTGTGGGTGCAGGTGGCACCTCTATATTGGTCCACAAATATCTTGGACCAGCTGCCGTAGAAGATGGTTCTGATCCTGCTAAGCCAAATCTAGCAGAAAAGGATGAAATCACTGAATTGGATATCCAAGACATTTTGTTTATGGAGAACCGAGATCGTGTTTACGATACTACAGTTTATGAACTTCGTGGTACTTACAATGTTACGGATCAGGACTTTGATCTAAGTCAGTTTGGTTTGTTCTTAAATGCTGATACACTTTTTATTACATTTCACACCAACGAAATGGTAGAGCGCCTGGGTCGTAAGCTAATGGCTGGTGACGTACTTGAACTACCGCACTTGAACGATGATTTGCTATTAGATGCTAACGCAAAAAGCATTAACAAATTTTATGCTGTCCAAGATGCGTCACGTTCAGCAGAAGGCTTTGGTCCAACTTGGTGGCCGCATTTATGGCGTATTAAGGCTGCTCCTATCAATGACGCACAAGAATATCGTAGCTTGCTAGGTGATCCAGAAGATGAAGATAGTTTGAAAAATGCACTAAGCACCTACAACAAAGAAATTGCAATTTCAAATGCTATCGTTGCTTCTGCCGAAGTTATTACACCAGCCGCTGGTTATAAGAATACAGAGTTTACTGAATCAACTTATGCTCCTGTTATCAATGGCTTTGATGGATCCGGTACTTCCAACATTGCAGTAAACTCTTCTGAGAATGTTGCAGTCGGTGGAAATACTACAAATATTGAAACTGGAATATCATTCCCAATTGCACCTGCACAAGGCGATTTGTTTGTTAGAAATGATTTTCAACCGCAACGTCTATTTGTATATCGTGGCACTAAGTGGCACAGACTTGCAGACAACTCTGAGTCTGTAGGTTGGACAACTACTGCAACTAATGCAGGACCGTTTATTAATAATAAAGCAACTACAACAAATAACGCTGGTGAAACTATTCCACAACGTCAGGCACTAAGTGGTGTATTTGTTAAACCCAAGGCAGACAACTAATGGCACAACAATATTTTTATGATCAACAAATCCGCAGATGGCTACTACAGTTTATGCGACTGTTTGGCGGCTTCTCTGTTAAGATGGGCAAAGACGCAACTGGCGCTGACAACTATCATCAAGTGCCAGTACGTTATGGTGACACAACTCGTATGAGTCAACACATCCTTCGCTCTAACAGCGAAAACACTATTCTAAGTGTACCTGCTATTAGTTGTTATATTGCTGAACTTGTTCCTAATGCCGAACGCCGTATGACTCCTTCGTTTGAGGATAGTGTACAAATTTACGAAAAAGCATATGATCCAGTAGCGCAGAGTTTTAACGACAGAGTTGCTGAAACTTACACATTAGAACGGCACGCACCTATCCCGTTTGATTTGACTATCAACGTTGATGTGTGGACTAGTAATACAGAACAAAAGCTACAACTACTTGAGCAAATTTTGTTGCTGTTCAATCCTTCTGTAAACTTGCAAAGCAGTCAGAACCCATATGACTGGACAAGTCTGGCAGTAGTTGAACTAATTAACGTTACATGGACTGCTCGTAGTATTCCACAGGGCACCGATGATATCATTGACGTTGCAAGTTTAATCTTCTCATTGCCTATCTTCTTGACGCCACCTGCTAAAGTAAAACGTCAGGTTCTTATTCACAGTATCTTAAACAATATCGGCGGCGACTATCAATTCATTGACGACATTACAATTGGTATTAATAACAAGCCAATCTCATCTCGACAGTGGATTACATTTAAGGATAGACATATACGTGTCACTGGTGATTCAATACAATTACTAACAAACAGAAATACAACCGTCGACACAGAAAATGTTGTACCAGCAACATTACGCTGGAACGAACACTTTCAAAACTATGGTGGATTTAAAAATGGCATTACCGAGATTAGATTAAAACTCGGGAGTGCATTGGATCCACATGAAGTGATTTTAAGAGTCAGCGAAAACACCGAAGACGAAAACTTACTGTTTTATACAGTAGATGCTTCAACACTTCCTAACGACACTATTTCAATGATCAATGGCGTAGTAGATCCAACAAGAAGTGCTCCGGGCAATGGCAACATTCCGCCTGTGCAAGCTGGCCAGCGTTACTTACTAACTGAGTCTGTTCCGCAAACAGGATTATGGGGTACAGTGATTGCAGATGCAAATGATATCATTGAATACAATGGTAGTAATTGGATTGTTAGCTTTGATGCAAGTGCAGTCAACGCACCTGCCTATACCACAAACGCAAACACCATGGTCAAGTTGTACTACACTGGCACCGAGTGGGTTGTAGCAATTGAAGGAATATTCGAAGAAGGCTACTGGCGCATTGTCAACTAAATATTGGTATGAGAGCTGTTGGCGCATTAATCGTAAGTAAGAAAACTGGGAGAGCTATGATGCAACTTCGTAGCCCTTCTGAAACGCATAGCATGTGCTGGGGCTTATGGGGCGGCAAGTTAGACGGCAACGAAGGCGACCTCGAAGGCTTAAAGCGAGAACTATGTGAAGAACTTGGCTATCCCGGTGTACCTAATACTATTGCAATGAGTCATGTGTATACGTTTACAACTCGCGATAAACGTTTTAGACATGTTAGCTATCTAATATTGTGCGAAGAAGAATTTGTACCCACAGTAGACGAAGAAAGTGCTGGTTACTGTTGGGTTAACTTGTGGGAATGGCCGCAACCACTGCATCGTAATACTGCAAAAATGTTTAACAGTAGGGGCTTTCGAGAAGCATTAGAAGGTTTATTGGATGGCGTTAAGAGTAATTAAAAATACTTTGCACCAGCCAGACGTATATACAGGGCCTCATCGACAAATTGATGTAAGGCAATGTTGGCAGAGTCACTTAAATAATCCACTGTTGAATAAGCTATATAAAGATTCTGTTTGCTATACAGAACGTTGGTACTTAGAAACTCGTCGACTTATAAACGAAGAACTGTGGTACCATCCATTATTAACCAGCTTATTGTTAGACGAAAAGCTAAAACTTGATTTGATAAAAAGCACTATTGTCGATGCTGTTAATATGCGAAGTATATTAAACGATCAACGTTACCCAGAATATCAAATGTCGGCAGGTGTTAATTTAAAAAAGCTCACTCGTTGGTGTGCATTTTTTGTTAGCTTACCCGATTCACATGAAACTCTTGTTGCCCTAAATGGCCAATCTCCCGACTAAGATCTAAGTCGCACCAAATCTTGATTTTATTATGATCAAGTAAATCACAAAACCCCATATCCTCACCATGCCATGTTGAACTAGGTGCATGCCACTTTAGTGGAAAATGTGGGCTTGGCATTTCGTCTGCGATACTTGCTCGCATTAACAAGCAACCAAATCCAGTATAGCGTACCTGTGTTAATCCATGAGCAGTAGTGTCTACTGGCTCCACTGGATCTATAGAATGAAATGCTGTTGGATGAAAAGGTGGTACTCGTTTTGAATATGTCGCGCATACCACTTTCTTTTTGTGCTCTAGTAGCCTAACGATGACATCTTCGGGGAACGTCATGTCGCTGTCGAGCCACATAATGTGTTCAGCATTATATTTGTCAACTGCAAGATTTAGCAATACTTGTCGCTGATTGCTTAGTACTGTGCCAGCATCCATCTCTAACAGTACAGGAATACCTTGTTGTTCTGTGTATTTGATCGCTTGTACTAAACAATAGGTAAATTTCGCATGTACCGTTCCGTTAGTAGGAACACATATAACAACCTGCTCACTTAGAACAGGTTGCTTGTCAAACACAGAGCGAGCCGACTTACCGAACATTACTCTTCAGATGTATCAACGTTTGCTAAATTTGCTTTACGTTCTGCAATACGTGTTGTTTTGTTGATAACATTTAAAAACGTTTGGCAACGGCTAATAGTTTGCTCATATAACTCTGCTGGCAACTTTAACATTTGCGCCATATTTTCAGTTGTAACATTCTGTGTCAATGCTTCGACCGCGGCTTTACGTGCAAGCTCTTCGACCCAGAATTGAGGCTCTGCATCTTCGACTGCTTTTGCAACATCGGGGCCGATTTCTTCTTTTAATTCTGCAATACGAGTATTGATGATGTTCATTTCATCTAATACAACTTGTTTTTGCCAATCAGTTATTGCTTTTTCTAATTCGCTGTTTAAGAATTCCATCTCTTGGCAAAGTGAGACTAGTAATCTTGGACCAGTTGCGATGCTGTAAACAAAATTTTCTCTTTCAAAGTTTGTGCGGAATGGTACTTGCTTTAGTACTGCTCTTGTACTTGCAAGGATTTCGTTTTGAGTTAGTGGCATTGTAGCTCCTTCTATGTTCTACTATGTATCATTTTAATTTTAGAAATTTTAGCCAAAAAGAAAGGGTGTTGCCACCCTTTCTTTAAGCATAACACTATTAAATGTTATATGGTGTTGTACGGCCACCAAATGTGCTACTTAAACTAACAGAGCCAGAGCCGATACCTAAGTATCCGCCTAACGTACCACGTAGTGATAGGTTAGAGCCTGTTGTATTCGAGTAACCGCGTTTGACATTACCAAACGTAATTGCTGATCCAGTTGCTGGAAGAATTGCCATTTTATTTGCCTCCTCTTTTCACTGAATTAATGTAAAGTCTTCTTTACAAGTGCCTGTAGTTCCTCGATTTGTGC